GAATAGTTAATCAGACAGTCAATACCCTTCTCGCACTTCTTCTCATCAAACCAACATCGGTCTAACATTGAACGAACTGCCTGAATACCATCGTCAATCATAAGCATAGGAGCAATCTCTACGTTTCTAATGCCTAGGCTATCTAATACCTCTAGTCTTGACTTACCTGAGCCTAGTTCTCTCACTCTTACGTCATGTGGCAAGATATGTTGCTCATAGATGTAACCTCTCTCTTGTAGCACTCTAGCATAATGGTCTAATCCTACACCTGATGCTTCATAGTGGTCAATGATGTGTATCTCTGTTCCAATGTATTGTGCAAACCATATAGCAGTTGAATCACCTACACCTAAATCCCATGCTGTAATGACAGGCTTATCTCTACTGTATCTAACTTTGCCTATCCTGTCTTCATCTCTTGCCCTACGCATCTCTGTCGTATAGTAAGAGCCTTCACTGAATATTAAGAATCCGCCTTCCCAAATATGGTCATACATATCAGGACGTTTCTTCTTGTCTTCTAGTCTTTGCTCTTCAAGCACACTAGGAAACCAAGGGTTGTCTGAGTAATTCATTTCACATATCTTTGAATTATCAGGAGTATTCACTCTAAAGCGTTCATGTGTTGCAGAATATTTTGACTCAGGATTATAACTAATCCACACTTCTGAGCCTTCTTCTCTGACCGTAGGTATCAGCTTCATGTATGCCATATCACTCACACCTTCTGCTTCATCTACCCAAGCTAATAAGATACGAGCCTTAGACTTTATAGCATCAAGTGAACGTCTTAGTCCTACGAATGTATATGAGATACGACCATCTTTAGACCTGATGTACTTCTCGCCCACTTCATAGTAAGCCTCTAACCAAGGAACTGACCTAATTGCTGTCTTAATCTCTTCTAGTGATGAATCCTCTAATGAGTTCATAAACTCACGACCACATAGTATCTGTCCTGACCTGCCTTCTTTACCCCATTCATAACCACGTATAGCAGTCATCAATGCAAAGGTTCTTGTCTTACCTGAACCACGTCCTCCGTAAGCAATGCGATATCTAGCATCACCTACAAATAGAGGCTTTAGTTTAGGCGGTACTTTAATCTGTGCTTTTATCTTCTTCGTAATCATCTTCACCGTAAGCTACAATTTCAATAACTGTTGGTTGCATTGAACCATCGCTTGACATTATGTCTGTTGCAGTCTTAGGAATAATCCCATGATTAGCACCTAATAGTAGTCCTGCCGTCTTCTCTTTGAGTGTGCCATTTAACGCACCATTCATTAGACTTCTGCCTTGTGCTGTCATTAAACCCCTGACGGTGTAGGAAAATTCGGGATAAATCTTCTCCCAATCATAGATAGTAGATGGACTCACCCCTAGTTCTATAGCTAATCCTTCTACCATAGGAATTACATCATGATACTTTTCAAGATGGTTCTGAATGTAGTCTGAAGTCTTCTCTATCATTCCTTCATTGTATTTAGTTGGTCTCCCTATTTTTAGGAAGTTATCTGTTTTCTTGGCTGTCATTAGTGACATCTCCTATTGCTTTAACTCGTTCTAGTCTTCTGACTACTTCTGCGAATGTTGAGAATATTTCCTCTTTTCTGAAGTTAAGCTGTAAGTCTTCAAACTCTACTACAAAACCATTAGAAACCTCTTTAATAATTATCCTAGCCATTAGTGTAACTCCATGCTTGTTTCTGTTGGAATAATAGGCATCTCTACATTAGCAATCATAATTTGTATTCCTGCGTTTGCTTCCTCTATAGTGATGTCGTTATCTTCAGATATAACAACTAGTGCTGAATAGTACATAGCCATTAGGTCTTTTTTGTTAATTCCTTTAATCAGATTAACAATCTCTTCTTCACTCATTGTCTTCTTCCCATAGTTCGTTATAAGGTTTAATTCGGTATTGTTCTGTTTCAATAAACATAGGTACTTCTATGTCTTCCCAGTGTTGAACGCTTCTATCACAACATAACACCTCTAGCTTTTGGATGGTGTAGCCTTCAGCGAATGCGTGTATTACTTCTGCCCATTTGTGTGCTGTCATCTTTTTTCCTTTTTTGCTTCTCTTGCTTTCTCAGCTAACTTCTTGAATCTCTTTTGTCTTTCCCAATAGTCTTCAGGTATCTCTTTCAATTGACTCACACCTTAATTCCCATAGACTTCCACCATAGGTCTTCGGGTCTTGGCAGTATTATTCCAAACTCAGCTACAAATCTATCTACTTCTTCTAGGTAATCCTTCATCTCTGCTACCTTTAACTTCTTAGTTTCTATTGCTCTACTTGTTATATTACCATCTAAATCTGTAGAATCAACCGTTCCTAGTAGTTTCCTAACGAGCTTATCGTGCATATCGTCTTTACTATGCCCTATCTCGTCACCTATAATTTTATTCCACATCCACAGTAATTTGTTTTGAGCGCCACTTCTAGTTAATACATCTCTCTCTATAGAAATAATAGCCTTCTCGTCTTCAGGGAACTGACTAAAGTGACTTACTATCATTGATTCGATAATATGTCTCTTCTCTTTCTTGCGTTCAATTACTCGCTTCACATCAACCCCTTCTCAACTAAGATAGTTTGAGTCCTAACCATGCCGAATAAATGACTCAATAATAAATACTCTCTTTCGTGAATAGACTGCTTACGACCATCAAGAACGTCATGACAATTAGCACAACAGTAAGCACCATGAATATCTAGTACCTTGCCACCCATGCCACCACCGTTTAAATGTGCAAAGACAACTGTTTCATTATTAGGACCACCATAACAACCTTCTAAGCGAATAGTACATGCTTGACCCCTCGCTGATTTAGTTATCTTACTCACAATACGTTTATCTGCCAATCTATCATTGCTTCAATAACATCTGCCACTGAGTACACTACTTTAACCTCTCCACCTGCCTGTTCAATTCGTTCAATCATCTCTTTCTGAACAGGACTTAAATAGCCTTTCTTTGAGCTACCACTTGCAGGTCTTTTAACCTCAAGGAAGAATGCTTGTCCTTCATGAATAATACATAGGTCTGGTATTCCTGCTTTTGCACCTTCCGCCTTTAATTTAGCAGCAACAATCTTATTACGTTGTCCTCCATTTGGCACGCTGAAATATAGTACGCCTCTAAGGTCCAAGTATTGGCAAATAGCTTTTTGTACCAAATGCTCTAAATCACGCATTAATACGCTCCTTGGCTATATCAAAATATTTATCGTCTAGCTCAATACCTATGAATTTTCTGTTTAGGTTTTTACAAGCAACACCTGTAGTTCCACTGCCCATAGTAAAGTCTAAGACTATTTCATTTTCGTTGGTGTGACTCTTAATTAAGTATTCAAGTAATTCAATAGGCTTCTGTGTTGGGTGACTACCTCTAGCACCTTTCGCCCTGTTATTAAACTCTTGAATATTCTCTGGATTTTTCATGTTTGGGTTATACTCTATCTCTGTATTATTTCTCTGTATACCACCTATAACATCTGCCTTTCCTTCTGAATTATATTTGAAACCTGCATTTATTCTACTTTTGCCACTTTCCGCTCTTGGTTGCATTATTGGATAATAGTTCGCCTTCTTACCTGTTTTCGTAAACACACAAACATCTTCAATATGCTTCATTGGTTGATATTTAGCACTTGCAAAATTACTAGCAATTCGTTTTTTATAATACCACTGCCATTTGAAGTTCTGAATGTTTGAGCCAATTAACTCTGTTGTAAATGGCTGTTGTCCAAATAAAACAATAGGGGTATTTTCATCTTTTGCTAACCCTCGTAATCTTTCCCACATATCATATAAATTTATAACACTATCCCACTTACAAGCAGTAGTTCCGTATGGTGGGTCTGTTATAATAGAATCAACCTTTACACCCTCTGCTATCAGCTTATCCATCACTTCAAGGCAATCGCCTTTGTGTAGGTCAATCATTTCTTAGGCTCTCTTAATAGTTGGTCACATAATTGAATCACTGAATCACATACATGGTTCTTAACATCTTTATCTTCAATACGTTTAATCTGCTCAACTAAGTCTTTAATAGCGGTCATTGATTTCTTACATTCTTCTTGTGTGTGCTTAACTATCATTTCTTCCCCGATTGTGATGAAGGCTTAGTATCTTTAGACTTACAGTAAGGACATCTACCACTTTTAGTTCTATGTTCTATTGAGTTACTTCGTGTATATCTTTGTAAGCATTTATTACATGAATAGTCATATAGCATTAGAGGTCTCTTTCCATCTCTAAATTAGTATCGTCATCTGAGTAATAATTAGACAAAGCATAAGTAATCAAATGAATACTTGGTGAGCCATTCTTAATTCGTTTATCTAAGCCTTGTACAGATATACCTAAGATGTCTGCTACCTCTTTATTCTGTAGTCCAAGTCGTTTAAATTCAGCCTTAATGTTATTATATTTTATAATCATAAGTTGTATTATATCATCCATAGTCTAATTAGAACAGTTGAATTAAGTATTTTTTCACTCTAACCTAACAGCGCTATCGCTTGTTGGACACTCTACGTTTGGCTAACGCCAAGCCTCGATGTCAGTAGCTATTATTGCCTTTAGGCTCTCACGCCCTCGCTACGCTCAGTTGCAGAATCAAGATTCTTTTTTAAGAGCAAGAGCAAGAGCATCATATTCGGTTAAGTTATCTAGTTGAGGAAGTCGGGGCGAAGAAATCCCTACTGAAATTCAATTAAGAAAATCAGTAGAGAGATTCACATTCGTATAAAGCACCTAAGCCGTATCATCGTATGGTCACACCTATTACAGTTATGTGACTCAGAGTTCATCGCTACCTTGTACAGGCACTCACCCACTATAACTCTGCGCTAGGCTTAATAAACACTCCAAGGGTTTCCCACAATATAGAGTTCGTAAGGTTATCGTATATAGAGGCGTTTTCCTACCCATGACAATAACCACAGCCTAACATCAATCAATAGCATACACGTTTGGTGAATCTCTTTTTTATTATTCAGGTGTGAGTGAAACCGTTAGGTCAGACATATCACCTGTCGTGTCGGTGACGTTGCCAAATAGGGAATATATGATATAATCTATCCCATGGTGGCGCAATCACCTAATTTTAACCCTCGATTGATTCTAGTCTTTCGGGGGTTTTTTTGTATCTGATGAAAATTATAAACTAAGTTATTTATCTTAGGGAATTAAATTAATTGAAAAAATAGTTGAATTAATGCTTGACTTCTTAAACTATAGTTGTATAATAGACCCAACACCAACAAAAAGAGGTGTTACTTTTAAACAAAACGGAGATACAAAAATGAACAACTTTAAATTAAACGCAATGGAATCTATGTTTATCAACGCTCACCTTAAACACCTTATTGAGAATGGTGCTGAGACAGCAGAAGAGTTAATAAGTGATAACTATTCATGGGCATCAGTGCAAGACTACTTTGAATTATTTGAGACGTTTACAAAACAAACAATCGGTGGTTACTTATCATCGTTAGAGCAAAAAGGCGTGTTATGTAGAGATGAAGATGATGACAGAGGATTAACACTTTGGTTTATTACTGAAGATTATCTTGAATCAATGAATCCAACTCAGAAATTCTCAACTTTAAAGTCTTAACCAAACGGGGCGAAAGCCCCACTTAGGAGATTCTTATGAAACATTCAAAAATTGAATATTGGGATGATGAGCGAGATATTGGAAACGGTATTATCGTAACTCTAAATTACGGTTGGTCGTTTGAATATAATTGCCATGAAGGGGTGGTAGGTTTTGATTTGGTCAAGGAAGCTGAATACGCTGTGAGAAACTTAACCTATCCATGCAACTGCGAGGAGTGTGAAACCAATGGATAAACACTAACA